GGCAGAAGAGCTTCAAAGCTCGTCATGCTGAGAATATTAACAAGGGTAAGATGTCTGCTGCATATTGGGCAGACAAGGTTAAGTGGTAACTAAAAGGAGAAACTATGGCTACCGATGCAGAAAAAGTTAAGATGTACCGTGAGAAGGCTAAGGACACTTCTGTCCCTCAAGAGGTGCGTAACACCTACTTGGACAGAGCCAATGAGCTAGAGCGTAAAGCCTTTGAAGCCACTAAGGTTCCTGAGAAGAAGCTTGCTAAAGGTGGTGTTGCTTCTAAGAAGCCTATGCTTGCCATCATGATTGGTGTTGGTAAGCCAGCCAAAGCCCCCATGAAGAAACCGCCTGTTAAAGCAGCCCCTAAAAAGAAGAAGTAAATAGAAAGATTGTTCAATGTATCTGACAAGTAACATCCCATATTTTAAATGTTGGGTTAGAAAAGAGTTTACAAATGGACATCAAAACTATCATGGGGAATACATACATGCATTAGCAGTGGCTGTCACCACCATTCCAGATAGGAGCTTGAGCTTTCAAGTTATCTTCACTGGTTGTGAAGCGGATGATGGTAGTCAACCTAATGTACATGGTGGTGCTATGTGGGCGAGGATGCCCATTACAGCTTTAGTTGGAGACATCCCTTTGGAAGTGTGGCCTGAGCGTATGAAGACTCACTTAGCACAACCTTGGGATTGTAGTAGTTACAACCACAGTATTATTCGTATTGATAGAGCACAGCCTTCTCCTTGGCTATGCAAGATTAATAATGAGTTTCACACAGGGCGGTATTTATTTACAGTTGATTATGCCGAGAGTGAGGTGTCAGAAGATCCTTCACAGCATAAACAAAGTCATGTGTTGATGTTGACGGACGCAGGGGAATGGACAGGTAATATAGTAGCTCTACCTAACAATAGAGTTAGAGTTACCAGTCCAGCGTATTGGAACACTGGAGAAGGAGCACCCGACTTCCGTCCCAGTCAGTGGGCGCATTGTGCGGAACAAGATGATTCGTACATGGATGCTAATGTTACTTTTAATAACCTATACATGGAGAGTGTGAAATGATGAAAGCAAAAATGATGGCTGCTGGTGGTATGACTAAAAAAGGATATGCTGCTGGAGGTATGGCTAAGAAGGGCTATGCTGCTGGTGGTATGCCTATGGTTGAAAAGGGTGGAATGAAAGTACCAGCTTTTGCTGCTGACGGAAAAGGCAAGATGGCTAAGGGTGGTGCTGTTAAAGCACCAATGAAAGCTAAGAAGAAATAATGGCTACTAAAAAGCAAACAGCTAAAGTGGCTAAGGTGATGGGTGAGTTTAAGGACAAAGGCTTGCACAGTGGTAAAGGTGGCAAGGTTGTTACAAACCCCAAGCAAGCCATTGCCATTGCCTTGTCTGAAGCTAAAGTGAAGCCGAAGAAGAAATGAACAAAGAGCCTAAGGTTAGAAGTTTAGGGAAAGTGTTAACAGCGGGATCTGCTAACACTATCTACACTTGTCCTGAGAATTTTGTAGCTAAGATGGTGTTGTTATTTATTGCCAATCATGCAGGTAATAACAAGACTGTTCAGGTTCAATGGAATGATATTAGTGCTAGTGGAACCTATCATATTGTTGGTGGATATAGCTTGGCAGCTAATGCCTACCTCAAACTTGATGGTAGCTATCTTGTTCTTAATCCCGGTGACACTGTCATTGTCACACCAGAGGCTGGTTCAACTATGGATGCCACCATCACTGTTGAAGAATATTATGAACAAGGACTATTTTAATCATGGCTAAAAGAGAACTAAGCGAACAACAGAAGAAGTTCATTGAGGTGTTATTTGCTGAGGCTGGAGGCAATCCTTCCAAGGCAAGGCAGCTTGCTGGCTATAGCGAAGGCTACAATACCAAGGTACTCATGGAAGTTCTTAAGGAAGAAGTGATTGAGGCTACACAGCTTTACATCGCTATGAATGCTCCTAGAGCAGCTATGGCTGTTGTCAGCGGCATTGCTGACCCTACAGAGCTAGGCTTGAAAGAAAAGCTTAACGCTGCTAAAGATTTGTTAGACAGGGCTGGTTTGGTGAAGACAGAGAAAGTTCAGGTGACAGCACCTAACGGCATCATGATTTTGCCAGCCAAAGACAGCGGTGAGTGATAGAGACTTAGGGGCTTGGATATTGCCACAGCCCAAAGCAAAGGAAACATATGTACCTATTCCAAAAATTAGAAAAACTATACCATTTGGTTACAGACAAGATGAAGAAGATCCTAACCTTCTGCAGCCAATACCTACAGAGCTTGAAGCGTTAGAACTAGCTAAGAAACATTTAAAACAATATAGCTCTAGGCAGGTAGCAGCTTGGCTTACCACCACAACAGGTAGAACAATAAGCCATGTGGGATTGTTAAAGAGAATAAAGACTGAAAGAACTCATGGACGAAAATCCGCTACTTACCGCAACCTTGCCACAAGGCTCAAAAAAGCCCTTGAGCAAGCGGAAAGGTACGAAGAAAAATCCAAGAGGCTCGGCAGGGAAGACCAAACAGGATACTTCGAGTCAGAACAGTACAGCAAGCTCACCGAATATATCGATAGTAAACTCGCCAGAGACTCCTCTAGCGACACCTGATGATAGGGAAGTATTGTTTAAGCCCAATGCTGGGCCTCAAACATTTTTCTTAGCTTCCTCAGAGAGGGAGGTGTTATATGGTGGAGCTGCTGGTGGTGGTAAAAGCTACGCTATGTTGGCTGATCCACTGAGGTATATGGTACATCCACAGTTTTCTGGACTGCTTCTTCGTCATACAACAGAGGAACTTCGAGAACTTATTTGGAAGAGTCAAGAGCTTTATCCAAAGATTTACCCCGGCATCAAGTGGAGTGAACGCAAGATGCAATGGGAAGCTCCATCAGGGGCAAGACTGTGGATGTCTTACCTTGATAGAGATGAAGACGTATTGAGATATCAGGGTTTGGCGTTTAGCTGGATTGGTTTTGATGAGTTGACGCAGTGGCATACGCCATTTCCGTGGAACTATATGCGTTCTCGACTGCGTACAGCAGCGTCAGACCTACCAATTTTCATGAGAGCTACGACAAATCCGGGTGGTCCGGGTCATGCTTGGGTGAAGAAGATGTTTATTGACCCTTCTCCAGCAGGAAAAGCGTTTGATGCCACTGATATTGAGAGTGGAACCACCCTAGTTTATCCAAAAGGACACAGTAAAGAGGGGCAACCACTGTTTAAGCGTAGGTTTATCCCTGCTATGTTAACGGATAACCCCTATTTGATGCAGACAGGTGACTACGAAACCATGTTGTTGTCCCTTCCTGAGCATCAACGCAAGCAATTGTTAGAAGGTAATTGGGATATTGCTGAAGGTGCAGCATTCCCTGAGTTTAATAGACAGATACATGTAGTGGAACCGTTCCACATACCAAGTAATTGGACTAAATTTAGGGCTTGTGACTATGGATACGGAAGTTTTAGTGCTGTGGTGTGGTTTGCTGTGTCTCCAAGTGAACAATTGGTGGTCTATCGTGAACTATATGTTAGCAAGGTGCTTGCCAAAGACCTCGCTCACATGGTGATGAGGGCTGAAGAGAACGATGGACCTATGAGATATGGTGTATTGGACAGTAGTTGCTGGCATAAGCGTGGTGATACAGGTCCATCACTGGCAGAACAGATGATTGCAGAGGGTTGTAGGTGGAGGCCATCTGATAGAAGTGCTGGAAGTAGGGTGTCTGGTAAAAATGAGCTGCATAGACGCTTTCAGCTAGACCCCTTTACAGAAAAGCCAAGACTGGTTATAACAAGCAACTGTGTGAACACGATTGCTCAGCTACCTGTCATACCTTTGGACAAAAGAAACCCAGAGGACATTGATACTAAGGCTGAAGATCACTTATATGATGCTATTCGTTATGGTGTGATGAGCAGACCTAGAAGTAGTTTGTTCGATTACAATCCATTAAATTCTGCTGGCTCTGGGATGAAGATGGCAGACCCCACATTTGGGTATTAAAGGGTATTTATGGCGACAAACAATTTCATGGATGACAAGTCCATTGGTTTAGAAGACAAAAAAAAGAATGAGACTACATCATTCACTGGTGATAGTCTTTTAGTCTTTCTAAATGACAGATATACAAAGTCTGAAGAGAGTCGTAGACAGGACGAACAGCGTTGGCTCAAGGCTTATAGAAACTATCGTGGTATTTATGGACCAGATGTTAAATTTACAGAGACAGAGAAGAGCCGTGTATTTATTAAGGTGACAAAGACCAAGGTGCTTGCAGCATATGGTCAAATCACTGATGTGTTATTTGCTAATAACAAGTTTCCTCTGAGTGTTGACCCCACTGTGCTACCAGATGGTGTAGTAGATACAGTACATATAGATCCTAAAGCACCAGAAGGTGCAGAAGCAGAGATAGTTTCTCCATTTGGTTACAAAGGTGATGGTAAAGACCTAGCACCGGGTGCTACACTTTCTTCTTTGATGGACAGGCTTGGTCCTTTGAAGGGTCAGCTAGGCTCTCAAGAAAATCTTAAGGAAGGTCCGGGTGTAACACCCTCTTCCATTACGTTCCATCCTGCAATGGTTGCAGCTAAGAAGATGGAGAAGAAGATACATGACCAGTTGGATGAGAGTGGTGCTAATAAGCACCTGCGTTCCACTGCCTTTGAGATGGCTCTGTTTGGTACAGGCATCATGAAGGGTCCATTTGCTAAGACTAAAGAATATCCTAGCTGGGATGAAGAGGGTACATACAAACCTGAGATGAAGACAGTACCAGAGACATCACATGTGTCCATCTGGAACTTCTATCCCGATCCTGATGCTACTAACATGGAAGAAGCTCAATACATTATTGAGCGTCACAAGCTAAGTGCTACACAACTAAGGGCTTTGAAGAATCGTCCTTTGTTTAGAGCCAATGTCATTGAAGATGTTATTGACATGGGAGCCACCTATACTAAGAAGTATTGGGAAGATGACTTGAGAGACTATGCTCCCAACTTGGGAGTAGATAGATTTGAAGTGTTGGAATATTGGGGCAATGTTGATATTGACATGCTCAAAGAAAACGACATTGATATTCCTAATGCTTTGTTGGAAGCTAAGGAGTTACAAGCCAATGTATGGTTCTGTAACAACAAAGTGATTCGTTTAGTATTGAATCCGTTTAAGCCAGCCAACATTCCGTATTACGCTGCTCCTTGCGAATTAAACCCCTACTCTCTATTTGGTATTGGTGTTGCCGAAAACATGGACGACACCCAGACCCTCATGAATGGTTTTATGCGTATGGCTGTAGATAATGCAGTGTTGTCTGGCAACCTTGTGTTTGAGGTTGATGAAACCAACCTCGTTCCCGGACAGGACATGACTGTCTATCCCGGTAAAGTGTTTAGGCGACAGGGTGGTGCTCCCGGTCAAAGCTTGTTTGGAACTAAGTTTCCTAACGTGGCTGCTGAGAACCTACAACTGTTTGACAAAGCACGACAGCTTGCTGATGAATCAACAGGCATGCCATCGTTTGCACATGGACAAACAGGTGTGAGTGGTGTGGGTAGGACAGCCTCTGGCATTTCTATGTTGATGAATGCTGCATCAGGCAGTGTTAAAACCATCATCAAGAATGTGGATGATTATTTGTTAGCTCCTTTGGGTAAGGCTTTCTTTAGCTTCAACATGCAGTTTGATTTCGATCAAAGCATTAAAGGTGACTTAGAAGTTACAGCCAGAGGTACAGAGAGCTTGATGGCTAATGAGGTGAGGAGTCAACGATTGATGCAGTTCTTGCAGATTGCAAGTTCTCCTGCATTGATGCCGTTTGCTAAGTTTCCTTACATCATTCGTGAGATTGCTAAGAGCATGGACTTAGATCCAGACAAGGTGACTAACAACATGGATGAAGCTATGCGTCAAGCTTTGCTGATGCAACAAGCTACAGCTCCTGCAGAGGGTGCTCCTCCTGTTGCTGGTCCAGAAGGTGGTCCTCCTCCAGTGGCTGATATGACTGGTGGTGGTGGTGGAAATATTGGTATTGGTGCTGCACCAGTGCCGGGTGAACAAGGATTTGCTGGTAATGTCCAAGCCGTACCTCCCCAAGCTTAAAGGCTTTGTAAACACGCATGTGACATGGGATGCGTTTCTAGATTTGATTGATGCTGAGATTGCTCAGCAGCATAAAAACTTAGAACAAGCTTCTGATGCCCGTGAAATTGGAAAGGCTCAAGGAGCCATTGCTGCTTTACGCAGACTAAGTTATCTTAAGGATGAAGTTAATGTACACAAATAATATGGATAGACTGTTTGCTGAGGGTGGTATGAATGATCAGGGAGGCACAGTAGATCCTGTGTCAGGCAATGATGTACCTCCCGGTTCTTTGCAGAATGAAGTGAGAGATGACATTGATGTAAAAATAAGTGAAGGTGAGTTTGTCATTCCTGCTGATGTTGTTCGTTACATTGGTCTTGAAAGATTGATGAAGCTTCGTGATGAAGCTAAGCAGGGCTTGTCTCGCATGGCAGAGATTGGTCAGATGGGTAATGCTCAAGAGGTAGAAAATCCAGAAGCTCTACATGAAGATGAAGAAGGCTTTAATTCTGAGATTGATGACATCATGAAAGAAGTTGAAGGTGAGCAGATGGGGGAGAAGAAGTTTGCTGCTGGTGGTTTTGCTGAACCCGGTGTAGACCTTCTTAATAAATATAACATTCCTAAAACATCTCTTACCAATCCAGCATTAGATGTTAGAGCATACAAGAATAAAGAAGGTAGGGTGATGTATATCACTTTCTTCAACGATAAGCCATCCATTGCCATTCCTGCTGGATATGAGTTTGCTGGTTCTGCTGGTCAATTTATTGCAGAGACTAAGAAGACTGATGACAAGAAAGAAGTTGTTACAGCTACAGGGACAGTTGATACTAGTGGTGGTGGTGATGGTGTTAGTGTAGGGGGTGGTCCTTCTGTGGGAGGTAGCACTGGAGTGTCTGGCACTGGCATAGGTAACTCTGCAATTGGTATTGCTATTGGAGCCATTGCTAATGCCATTTCAGCAGTTACAAATCCTAATGCACCTGTTAGCAATATTGCTGAAACAACTGCAACAGGTATTGGTAATACAGGAGCCACGACTGAAGGACTAGCAGCTAACGCTGCTGCTTTAAGTGTTGATGATGCTTCTATTGCAGAAGGACTTGCTGCTGATGCTGATGCTGCTGCTGTCTCTGCCAATAATGCTGCTGCTGCCGCTGCTGATGCTGCTGCTGCTGCCTCTGCTGCTGCTGGTGACAGTACTGGTAATGATGGTTCTGCTGGTGCTGCAACAAGTGGTTCCCCCGGTTGGGCTAAAGGTGGCCTTGTTGCAAAGCGTACAAAGAAACCAACACTTGCTCAAAAAAGAGGCATTGCTTCTAAGAAATAATACTATATAATTAGCATACTCAAACCAGAGGTGGGCTGGTGAGTGTCAACAATTTCCCACCATATGGCTACCTATCTCCCTGCTATGCAGCTACAGTTAGCCCCAACTTAAAGGTATGTTATGACAGAAGCAGTAGTTAATCAGAATCAACAAGCTCAGGCTTTCTCTCCATTTGGTAAGCGTAATGCTAACAAGGATAGGATTGAGCAAGAAGAAGCTGAGTTGAAACAATTGGCTGAAGATAAGAGCAATCCTCAAGAACCACAGGATGGTGAGGACAGCAACTTAAGCGCAGAAGAGAAGAGCTTTAAGAAGCGTTATGGAGATCTGCGTAGACATTCTCAGCAACAACAAGTAACTTTACAGAAGCAGATTGATGATCTTCGCTCACAGCTACAGAGCAGCACAGAGAAGCAAATCAAGCTTCCTAAGAGTGAAGAAGAACTTAATGAGTGGGCTAGAGCCTATCCTGATGTTGCAAAGATTGTTGAAACCATTGCAATTAAAAAGGCTAAGGAACAAACTCAAGCCTTGGATGAACGATTTAAACAGCTAGATGAGCGTGAGCATCAGACAGCTAAGGAAAAAGCAGAAGCTGATTTGACACGCCTACATCCAGACTTTGATAGAATCCGTGATGATGATGAATTCCATAGCTGGGTTGAAGAACAACCTAAATGGATTCAAGATGCTTTGTATGATAATGAGAGTGATGCCGTGTCTGCTGCCCGTGCCATCGACTTATACAAAGCTGATAAAGGTATTAAGACTAAGAAAACTGTCTCAGATAAGGGTGCTGCTGAAAGCGTAAACACCCGTGGTAGTCGTTCTGCACCTACAGGTGAGAGTAAAGACGGTGTCTTTTATGAGTCAGAGGTAAGTAAAATGTCTACCTTTGAGTATGAAAAGAACCAAGAAGCTATTGCTAAAGCATTACAATCAGGTAAGTTTGTATACGATGTTAGCGGAAGTGCTCGTTAAGTATTGACAAATCTGAAACAACTGGTATAACTTTAAGCAGGACTAGGTATCTAGTCTTGCTCCTATGGGCCGTAACAATGCTAGCTACCCTACCCCATAGAGTTATCTGTCACGCAAACAATAAACTGTCAGAACAACCTGAAGTTTGTTGGCCTGTATAGACAAGTGGAGGCATCCCTGTTCTATACACACCCATCAAATACAGCCTCTGTGGTGATGTTCAGCGTATTTAATTATATGCCTAACACATATCTAGGAGGATATTAAAATGGCTTTTCCAAGTGCTGCAGGTTACGGCAATTTACCTAATGGTAATTTTAGCCCCGTAATCTATTCAAAGCAAGTTCAACTTGCATTCCGTAAAGCGTCTACTGTTGAAGACATCACCAATAATGATTACTTTGGTGAAATCGCAAACATGGGCGACAGTGTCAAAATCATTAAAGAACCTGAAGTGTCTGTACAGAGCTATGCTCGTGGTACACAAATCACTGCTCAAGATCTGAATGATGAAGACTTCACCTTGGTTGTTGACCAAGCTAACTACTACGCTTTCAAGATTGATGACATCGAAGCAGCTCACTCACATGTGAACTTCATGCAGATGGCTTCTGATCGTGCAGCGTATCGTTTGCGTGATCAGTATGACCAAGATGTCTTGGGTTACTTGTCTGGTTTCTCACAGTCTGCAAAGCATGTGAATCCTGATACAGCTCGTACAGCAGCCGCTGGTACTAAGGCAGTTACTGCCGCTGGTGCTGATGAGTTGTTGGCTACTATGAAGCTGAAAAAAGGTAGCTTTGGTAACATCACCACTTCCTCTGCTGGTGAGCATTCCATTCCTTTGACTCCCCGTCTGCCCGGTGCAACAGCTTTGCCTACCGCTACAGCATCTCCTTTGATGGTGATTGCTCGTATGGGTCGCTTGCTGGATCAACAGTTTGTTGACTCTGGTGGTCGTTGGTTGGTGGTTGATCCTATCTTCATCGAAATGCTGAAGGACGAAGACAGCCGTTTGTTGAATGGTGACTTTGGTGGTTCTGGTTTGCAGAACGGCTTGGTCATTAACAACTTGCATGGCTTCCGTGTATATGTTTCTAACAACCTACCTAAAGTTGGTACTGGTGCTGGTACTGCAGGTACTGCAAACCAAAACACTGACTTTGGTGTGATTGTTGCTGGTCATGACTCTGCTGTTGCAACTGCTCAGCAAATCACTAAGACCGAGACATATCGTGATCCAGACAGCTTCGCTGACATCGTGCGTGGTATGCATCTTTATGGTCGCAAAATCTTGCGTCCTGAAGGCATCGTCACTGCTAAATACAACGCTGCTTAAGGAGAACGATAATGGCAACTGTTACAACTTTGGCTGGTTCAGCCTCCGCTGGTCGCACCGCTGGTGCTATCCCTTACTTGGTCGATGTTACTATTGACTTCGCTGCCGCAGCTACAGCTAAAGGTTCTGCCTTGGCTGCTGCTGACGTTATTGAGTGTATCAATGTTCCCGCCAACACCCTCATCTTGAATGCTGGTTTTGAAGTTATCACCGTTTTGGGTGGTGAGTCAAACGATACAGCTCTTGACTTGGGTGTTACTGGTGTAGACGCTGACGTATTCGTTGATGGCTTTGATGGTGATGCTGCTGCTGCTGGTGCTTATGCCCAGAACGCTGCTGCTTTCCAGCCAGTAGTGATTGCTACTGCTGACACTATCGACTTGCTCATCCAAGCTGCTACTACTGCTCCCACCTCTGGTGAGTTGCGTGTGTGGGCTGTCTTGATGAATGTTGATGGTCGCCCAGCTCGTGCTTCCGTTGACCGTGAGCAACTGGCCTAATAGCTAGTTAATACTGGGAGGGGCTTAACCGCCTCTCCCTTTTATTGTTTAAAAATTATGTCTACATTTATTTCTTTAACAAATGAATTGCTGCGAAGAATGGGGGAGGTTGTTTTAGACACCACCGAATTCGCTGGAGCTAGAAACATTCAAGCTCTAGCCAAGAATGCTATCAATTCATCTATTAGAGAATTGATGCATGGTGCTCAAGAATGGCCCTTTGCTCTTACTACTTATACACAAACAATGACAGCGGGTACGGGAACATATTCCTTCCCCGCTGATTTGTCTAGTGTTGATTGGGAAAGTTTCTATCTCAAGCAGCTAACAGCAGCAAATAATGATCCGGCTCGTTTACCTGTTCTTACATATGTTGACTACTTAGACAACTATCGTCCCGGTGAAGATGTAAATGGCACTGGAGGCCGTGGTCCTTCTATTGCTGTTTATCAAACACAAGAAGCTAAGTTTGGTGTGACTCCAAAACCCGATCAGGCTTATGAGATTGAGTATAAGTATTGGTCTTTTCCTGCTGCCCTGTCTGCTGATACAGACGTAGCTATTATTCCTGATAGGTTTAATGGTGTGTTGCTTGATGGTGCTATGTTCTACATGCTTATGTTCAGATCTAATGAACAGGGAGCAACAATGTATAAAGAAAAGTTTGAGACAGGTATCAGAACAATGCGTAGGCTTTTGTTAGATGAGCCTTTGTATATGCGTTCAACAATGATTGTTAAGCCTTCCTTTAATCCAAGAGTGTTTTAATGGCAGACAGAATTAGTGGCTTTAAGGTTACATGTATTGGTGGAATGAACACCAATAGGGATGTACTATCTCAAGGTGAGATATATCAAGGGTCAGCCACACAGCTAATTAATTATGAGCCAGCTATTACTGGCGGCTATAGACGGATTAGTGGATATGCTAATAGTTATGGAACTGTAACTGGCACAGGTAGTGTACTTGGTGTTATGGTTTCAGAGAGTTTAAATGATGGCATCTTTGCTTGTCGCAAACCCTCTGCTGGTACAAATTACTTTTATAAGTGGGTAGCTTCTTCTTCCACTTGGTCAGCCATTACAACTCCAGCAGGTGTTACAATGGTGGGAGTTAAGAAGGTTAGGTTTACTAGATTTAATTGGGGTGCTCCTAAGATTGCATTAACTGATGGAATCAATCCGGCTGCTGTGTATGATGGAACTACCTATACACAAATTACAGATGCTAATGCTCCTAATAGTCCTAAGTATTCTGCTGCCTTTAAGAATCATTTGTTCTTAGCTGGTGATACAACAGATCCTTACAACTTATATATTTCTTCTCCTTTGGCAGAGACAAACTTTAATCCAGCAAATGGTGCTGCTGTTATCAATGTAGGTTTTGAAATTGTTCAGATTAAACAGTTTAGAGATACGTTGTACATCTTTGGTAAGAATGCCATTAAGAGTTTGACAGGAACTAACATTGCTGACTTTGTGGTTGGTGAAGTGACAACAAATTTAGGTTGTGTTGTTCCAGATAGTGTGATAGAACTGGGTGGCAGTTTAGTGTTCCTTGGTCCTGATGGTTTTAGACCAGTGGCTGGAACAAGTAAGATTGGTGATGTGGAATTGGAAACAATTTCAAAACAAATTCAATTCACCATTACATCAATCTTACAAGAACTTGTAGCTGGTTCTATTGATCCAGAAACACTAAGCTCTGTAGTGCTTCGTAAGAAGTCACAGTTTAGATTGTTCTTACCAGCCGAAGGAACCTTTGGTTTGTTAGGTGGTCTTAGGGCCAGCGAAGGTGGTGTGTCTTTTGAGTATAGTCAGCTTTTTGGCTTTCCAGCTACATGTGCTTCTAGTGGATATGTTGGTGTAGATGAGATTGTTATTCATGGGGACTCTACTGGTAAGGTGTATAAACAAGAGACAGGAAGTTCTTTTAATAGTACAGAAATCCTGAGTGTTTACCAAACACCTTTCTACTATTTTCAAGATCCTTCAATCCGTAAAAACTTCTATAACATCTCTACATTCTTGCGTAGTGAGGGATCGACTAGTATTGTGATGGGTGTGTCGTATGACTTTGATGACTCTGTTAATGTCTTCAATCCAGCCAACTATAACATTTTAACAACTGGTGCTGCTGCTTATTACAATGAAGCCATCTATGATGCTTCAGCAATTTACGATGGTAATCCATCACCAGTAGAGAAAACAAACATTGAAGGCTCTGGATTCTCCATTGCTTTCAAATATGTGACTAATGATCAGAATGCTAGTCACACAATTCAGGGCTTGGTCTTGAATTATTCGATGAATGACAGACGCTAAGGGGAAACTAAATGGCAGGTTATGTAAGACAGTCGGCTGCTGATATTGTACCAACGGGTGTAGTTCGTGCAGCTCCAATTAACAATGAGCTTAATGCTCTGCGTGATGCTTTTGCTACTGCTGCTGGTCATAGACATGATGGCACTGCTGCTGAGGGTCATCCTGTTCCTGTTATTGGAGATGCTGACTTATTAAACAAGATTGCTACAGACACTAGTAATAATAGACATGGTGTGTTTGTTGAAGTAGCTGCTGCTGCTGTTGAGCAGGTACGCTTTCAAGATGGTGCTATTGTTCCAGTAACAGATAATGACATTGACTTAGGCACTAGCTCCTTAGAATTTAAAGACTTACACATTGATGGCACAGCCAACATTGACAGCTTAGTTGCTGACACTGCTGACATTAATGGTGGAACAGTTGATGCTGCTGTGATTGGTGCAAGCACCGCTGCTGCTGGTACATTCACTGCCCTCACTGCCAACACCTCTTTAGTTGCAGCCACTGCTGACATCAATGCAGGTACTATTGATGGTGCTGTGATTGGTGGCTCTTCTGCTTTAGCCATCACAGGCACTACAGTTACAGCCACCACTGGCTTTGTTGGTAGTCTTACTGGTGCTGTCACTGGTAACACTGCAGGAACACACACTGGTGCTGTTGTTGGTAATGTTACAGGAAACTTAACAGGTAATGTTACAGCCTCTACAGGCACATCAACATTCAATGATGTCACCATCAATGGTGGTTTGAACATGGATGCTGGCACTGCTGCCACCATCACCAACTTAACTTCTCCTACAAACTCTGGCGATGCAGCTACCAAAGGCTATGTTGACACAGCAGATGCTCTTAAGCTTAATCTGTCTGGTGGCACAATGTCTGGTGTCATAGCTATGGGTACTAGCAAGATCACTGGACTAGGTGACCCAACTCTTGCACAAGATGCTGCCACTAAAACTTATGTTGATACATCTATCAGCAACTTAGTAGCTGCTGCTCCCGGAGCGTTAGACACTCTGGATGAACTTGCTGCTGCTTTAGGTGATGATGCCAACTTTGCCACCACAGTTACCAACTCCATTGCAACTAAACTAGCACTTGCTGGTGGCACTATGAGTGGTGCTATTGCAATGGGTACTAGTAAAATTACTGGTTTAGGAAATCCAACTCTTGCACAAGATGCAGCTACTAAAACTTATGTTGATACAGCAGATGCATTAAAACTAGATCTTGCTGGTGGCACTATGAGTGGTGCTATCGCTATGGGTACTTCTAAGATTACAGGTCTTGGCAATCCCACAGCAAATCAAGATGCTGCTACTAAAACCTATGTAGACACTGCCGATGCATTGAAGCTGAACTTATCAGGTGGCACAATGTCTGGAGCCATTGCGATGGGTACTTCCAAGATTACAGGCTTGGGTACTCCAACAGATAATGCTGATGCTACAACTAAATTGTATGTTGATGGCATCTTAGGCTCTGCCACTGCTGCTGCTGCTTCAGCTTCTGCTGCAGCCACCTCTGCTTCTAATGCTGCCACTAGTGCAAGCAATGCTTCTACATCAGCATCTAATGCTTCTAGCTCTGCCTCTGCTGCTTCTACATCAGCTACAAATGCTGCTGCTAGTTATGACAGTTTTGATGATCGTTACTTAGGAAGCAAAGCTTCTGCTCCTTCTGTTGACAATGATGGCAATACTCTTTTAGTTGGTGCATTGTATTGGAACAGCACAAGCAATGAGTTGTATTTGTGGACTGGCTCAGCATGGACTCAGGCAGCTTTGACTGCTGGTAGCTTTGCTACTTTGACAGGCACTGAAACCCTGACAAACAAAACTCTTACAAGCCCAATATTAACAACCCCTCAGTTGGGTACTCCCTCTAGTGGTACTGTAACAAATTTAACTGGTACAGCCTCTATTAACATCAACGGCACTGTGGGTGCTACTACAGCTACTACTGGTGCGTTCACTTCACTTACAGCATCTACAACTCTTGGAGTAACTGGTGTATCCACCTTAACTGGTGGTGCAGTTGTTCAAGGTTTAACTGTTGGTCTTGGTGCAGGTGCTTTGGCTACCAATACTGCGGTGGGTGTTAGTGCTTTGCAAGCAAGCAATAGTGGCACTGGTAGAAATACAAGCGTAGGTTATCAGGCGGGGTTTAACAACACTACGGGCAATAAAAACACATTTTTAGGGATGTATACAGGTTTTGAAGTAAGCACGGGCGTAGAAAACACATATGTTGGATATGCCACTGGGCCAAATGGAATTGCATCTACAGGTTCATATAACACTGGTTTGGGTTCGCAAGCACTCTACTCTAACACCACAGCCGCTAACAACGTAGCTGTTGGTTATCAGGCAGGGTATAGTAATACAACTGGTGGCGTAACTGCTTTTGGTTATGGGGCTTTGTATAGCAACACAACTGGTGCGGCAAACATTGCCGTTGGTTTAAACACACTTCGTCTAAACACTACTGGTAGTTACAACGTAGCTATCGGGCAAGGTGGTAACAACACTGCGCTTGCTTCAAACACCACAGGCTCAGGCAATGTGGCTATTGGTGGAGATGCTTTATCTTCAAATACAACAGCCTCCAACAACACTGCGGTAGGGTCTGGGGCGGCTTACTATAATACAACTGGCGCATTTATAACTGCCGTTGGTTATGCGTCTTTAAATGCAAATACTACAGGTTCGCAAAACACTGCTGTTGGTCACACATCATTAAATGCCAACACCACGGGCGTAAGAAATGCCGCTTTTGGAGATGTTTCTTTAAGAGTCAATACAACTGGAAGCGATAACCTTGCAGTTGGAAGTAATGCAATGTACACAAACACCACTGGCTCAAGCAATACTGCCATTGGTTCACAATCTTTACAAGCCAACACCACAGCAAATTCCAACACCGCTGTTGGGTATCAATCTGCATATACAAACTCAACAGGCGCAAACATTACGGCTATTGGTTATGGTGCTTTGTATACCAACAATGCCAATAACAACACGGCTCTTGGTAAATACGCTGGTTACAGCAATACAACTGGTAATGCCAACGTATTTATTGGTTCTGAGTCTGCCGCATCAGGTTTTGCCGCTGGTTATTTAAACACGACTGGTTCAAACAACGTAGCAGTTGGTGCTAATGCACTTTCCAACAACACCACAGCATCTGCTAACACCGCTGTTGGTTATCAGGCACTTAAAGCCAACACCACAGCCATTAACAACACGGCATTGGGTGCATTAGCATTACAAGCCAACACCACAGGCAACTACAACACAGCCAGTGGGCATGGCGCACTCTACTTCAACACCACAGGCGTACAGAACACAGCCAATGGGTTGGGAGCACTTGAGGGCAACACCACAGGTAACAATAACACAGCCATGGGGTTTCAAGCACTCCTCAACAGCACTACAGCATCAAACAATACGGCAGTTGGTTATCATGCGGGGTATGCTAATACAACGGGAACAGGGCAAACTGCACTTGGCTATCTAGCGTTGTATTCAGCAACCACAGGCTCATACAACACTGTTGTTGGTGAGCGTTCTGCTTATAGCATGACCACTGGTGAGCGAAATGTTGCGTTAGGCTACACATCTTTGTACAGCAACAATACAGGTGTTAGAAACATTTCTATTGGTATGTCTGCTATGGAGGCAAACACAAGTGGTAGCTACAACATAGCTATAGGTTATCAAGCCCTTGCAACTAACACCACAGCAAATAGCAACACTGCCGTAGGTTATCAGGCGGCTTATGCTAATACAACGGGGGACAGAAATACGGCTCTTGGGTGGACAACGCTAGATGCTAACACCACAGGAAATTACAATACTGCACTGGGTGCAGAAGCGTTAGGGACAAATACCACAGGAGGTAGCAATACTGCGGTTGGATTGCAGGCACTTATTACAAATAGCACTGGGTCAAACAATACTTCGGTTGGTTTTCAATCTTTACCAAACAGTACCACAGCCTCAGACAACACGGCTGTAGGTTATCAGGCGGGGAACAGTAATACTACTGGCAATTATTTAGTTGCATTAGGACATGAAGCACTTCTCTCCAATACCACTGGTGCTAGAAACGTTGCACTAGGAAAAAGCGCACTTCGTAGCAATACTACTGGAACGTCAAATATTGGTATTGGGTATGGCACTGGTGTCAGTGTAACCACAGGTCTTGCAAATACATTTGTTGGAAATGATTGGTCTGGAGTTTGGGGTGCTTGTGGTGAACTTGTTACCACTGGAAGCGGAAATTCCTTTTATGGAACGGGCAGTGGTAGGGCGATGACTACTGGCTCCAAGAACACCATCATTGGCTCATACAGTGGCAACCAAGGTGGCTTAGACATTCGCACAGCAGGTAACTACATCGTGCTGTCTGATGGAGATGGTAACGCTAGACTAATTAGTGACAATAGTGGTTATATTGGCATTGGTTGTTTTGCCAGATTAGGTAATGGTGGAGTTTTTATTAGACCAAATGTTACTGAAGGTGCAGCCGAAATATCATTTAATAGAGCAGACACGGCTAATAGTAGTTTTCCTCTAACTTTTTACAATAATGCAGGTATAGTTGGTTCTATAAGTTATGCCAACACTAGTACTTCTTTTAACACTTCATCTGACTACCGCCTGAAGAACACCATTGCACCAATGACAGGTGCATTGGCTAAAGTAGCATTGCTCAAGCCTTGCACATACAAGTGGAATGTTGATGGCTCAAACGGGCAGGGTTTTATCGCCCACGAACTTGCTGAAGTTGTGCCTCAATGCGTAACAGGTCAAAAAGATGCAGTAGATGCTGATGGCAGTCCTAATTACCAAGGCATTGATACATCATTCTTGGTGGCTACATTGACTGCGGCTATCCAAGAACAACAAGCAATCATTGAATCACTCAAGGCACGTTTGGATGCCGCTAATCTTTAAACTTAAAGGAAACTAAAATGACTATCGAAACTCAAACTCTCACAGCAGAACAAATTGCTAAGCACTACAGTGCAGCAATGGACTCAGTAAACCTGATCAATGCAGGTAAACCAGAACTCATGACTGCCGAAGACTGGGCTGATTGCTTGTCACGCAACAAAGAGCATCTGACAATCATGTTGGCTAAAGACTTTTGGACAACAGAAAACCTTGCACCATTGCAAGCCGCTTCTGCATAATCATGGCTGATGAAGTAACACACACACAGATTTATGAGCGTCTGTGCGCTGTTGAAGCTAAGGTTGATAACTTAGATAAGAACACACAAGCAGTGGTGACAGCATTCAATGCTGCTTCTGGTGCTTTTGTTGTTCTTGAATGGCTTGCTAGAGCAGTGAAGCCCATCTTAATTATTGGTGCTTTCTGTGGGGCTATATGGCTGGCTATAGAAAACAAGCTGCATCAGTAATACTTTTATTATTAATATCTTTCCCTATCGGGTCCAAAGAGGAGAAATATAGATGTGTCCGATGGACATGGACTGGAGATGTGTATAACAGAAAAGTTGTATGCATTGAATGGAAAAAGGTTGAGCGATGATTGATCCTATCACCGCCCTAGCTGGCATACAGAGTGCTATCAGCATGGTCAAGAAGGCCAGTGCTGTGGCATCTGATCTTGGGTCTTTAGCCCCAATGATTGGAAAGTTATTTGACGCTAAATCAACTGCCACTAAAGCTCTGATTGAAACGAAGAAGGGTAAAGGTTCCAACATGGGAACTGCTCTTCAGATTGAGATGGCACTTGAACAAGCCAGAGCTTTTGAGGAAGAGCTGAAGATGCTCTTCATGACAACAGGCAAGATTGATGTTTGGAATAAGATTAAAGCCCGTCAAGAACAAATGGATGTTGATGATGCAAGAGAGCTTCGCTCTTTAGAGAGAGCAGAGAAGAAGGCTAAACAAAAAGAACAAGAGATGAATGAACTAGGAATTATTCTTGGTGGTTGTGCTTTTGTTTTGTTCTTGGTTGGAATTGGTATTTATGAGTTGATGGAGTTCTGTGAAGCCACTAGAAGGTGTGGGCGGTGAACATTGAGAGAACATCGTGAACGAATATCAGAAGACCTTCGACTTATGTATAAAAATATTTGTCTATGGGTGTGTGGCTCTGTACTTCTTAGGCTTCCTGAAGTTCTTGCCTGATGATTTGTCTGACAAGATTGTGAACTTGTTATTAGGAAAGGTTGGCTTATGAAAGTAACACCTTATCAACATAATGCAAACATGTTGCGTGAATACCAGAGGGTACTTCATCAACAACATCTTAAAGACCTTCAGAAACTAGAACGTCAAACTCAAGAAACTATTAAAGCTCAGTGGGTTAAAGCAAATTCTGTGGATGTAATGGTATGAAATATTTGTTATTGTTATTGCTGCTCACTGGTTGTGAGGATAGGTACAGATACTTCTGTCAAAACCCTGACAACTTTCATGCTGAGCCATGCCAGAAACCTAGATGTCAATTCACACAGACATGCCCTGAGTATTTAGTAGCCCCCATCTTGGAGAAACAAATTGATAGAACTGCTAACAAAAATGATGACACCAAGCCAGCCCAAACCAAAGCTAACAACTGAAGAGTTTGAAGTTAGAGTTTGGGGATTTGTGGTTGTTGCAATCACAGTCATCCTATTTGGCATTGTGTTTGCCTTACTATATTCTGTTACTTTTGTAACACAACCAATCAAGAGCATGGCTCCAATTGACCAAGCATATACCAAGATGCTTAATGATATAGTATTACTTATTGTGGGTGGTATTGGTGGCATTGTAGGTAAGAGGGCTGTTAATTCAGCACAGAATGCTTTCAGACCACAGCCTCCAATGCAGGGCTGTGGTAATGGATATGGCGGTGGTGGTGGCTATGGTATGCCTAACAGCAGCTACGCCTCCCCACAGTCTGCCTATGGCCTTCCTAGCCAGCCTTTCGGTGCTATGCCTGTGTGGAAGAACCCAGAGCTGGATGAAAGCTGGACTCCCGGTCCACCACCAACAACCCCTCCAGAACACATGGAGCCTGACGAAGATAGAGAAGAGATAGCAGCAGCTAGAAAAGAGGTGGATTGATGTTTCCCATACCACTTCCTTGGCTAATCATTGGTGCAATAGTTGCACTATTTGGTACATATCAAACTGGTCATCACTATGGCTGGCTTGAGCGTGATGCTGATATGCAAGCAGAGATAGCTAAGAAGAATGAAGAAGCCCGTGAGCTAGAGAAGAACATGACTACTAAGCTTGCTGATAAAGAAACAGCATTAAGAAAGGCAAAGAATGAAATATCTAACAAACAGTCTGCTATGCGTGAGCTTGCTAACACTGGCAGGTTGCGCCTCCCCACCACCAGTTGTGTACAAACCAGCACAGGTTCCACCCCTGCCACAGGAGATAGCAGAGCCGATGCAAGCGAACTTGAGCGACAGACTATTAACACTCTTATCGACATCGTTGCCGAAGGAGACAAAGCCATCGTCAAACACACAGCCTGTGTCGCAGCCTACAACGAAATGAGGGAGCTGGTTAATGGTAAACGCTGAACAACTAAGACAACTTAAAATTGATACTGCTTTAGTAGATCCTTTTAATGAAACCTTTGAGAGGTTTGGTATTGTTACACCAGCACAACAGGCTTCATGGATCGGTCAATGTGGGCATGAGTGTGGCAACTTCCGCATCATGGAAGAGAACTTAAACTACAGAGCACCCACCCTGCTTAAGCTGTTTCCTCAAACTCCTAAGAGAGCTTGGGGATTTACACCAGAAAGTGCTGCTGCCTATGAGAAGCAGCCACAGAAGATTGCTAATAGAATCTATGGCAATCGTATGGGCAACAGGGACGAAGCATCAGGGGATGGATTCAGGTTCCGTGGCTCCGGCTTTTTACAGCTAACTGGCATGAATAATTTCTACCACGCTGGACAAGCCTTGGGAGTTGATTTCATTATGCAGCCTGAGCTGGTGCGTACACCTATGTATGCTGCCCAGACTGCCGGGTGGTTCTGGCAGACTCACAGGCTCAACCAGTATGCTGATAGTGGTGACATCCTCACTATGACAAAGCGTATCAATGGTGGTACTATCGGACTTGAAGATCGTAAGAAGCATATTGAACATGCCTTACATGTATTAGGTGGTTGACTAGACCAGCTATTTGTGGTATGACAAGGCTTAAAGGTATATAATGTTACCAGCTTCTCTAAGTATTATTGGCAGAGAAGTGCCGATTAGAGTTGTAGATGTATTCCCAGAACAACTAGGAGAGTACAACTATGACGATTATGCAATTAAAATTAAGTCTGGTCAGCACCCCTTAGCGGAGGCAGATACATTGTTACATGAATGTATACACGCTATAGACGACTGCTTCCAATTAAAACTGTCAGAGAGACAAGTGTATTGTTTAGCTGTAGGAGTGTTAGCACTACTTAGAGATAACAGAGATATGCTTGCTTATTTAACTGAAGCAATAGAGAAACCAAGAAACATATGAAAGATTTTACATCACAGCAAAAAGAAGTCGTAGCTAGAAAGCTTGGCTATGACGGACCTATGCAGGGCTTTGATGAGTTCCTAGCGTCTTCTCCTTCGCTAGAAGCTAAGTATGCTTCCATCACTGGTAAGTTTTCTCAGCGTATGGCTAATGGTGGGCTGGTTAAGATGAAGCCCAGAGGCTATCCGGCTGGAGGATATGTAACTACAGAAGCCCCAAAATATACAGATGACCAAATAGCTTCTTGGTGGAGCAACCCCGCAAACCAAGCATTAAGTGATGTTCAGATTAAAGAACTCATGCTTCAAGAGGGTGTTAGTCCTGAGCAGTTTGCTAGGGCTATTGGTGCTAATGAAGCTACTGCTGTTGATATTTCATCTAGATATGAAACAGCTCCAGCAAATCAATATTTTGCAAATAATTCAGATGTTGCTGATGAATTTGAGGCTAACACATATGGCATGTCTGCGGCTGACTATGCTGCCTTCCACTATAATAATTATGGTTTTAATGAGGGAAGAACTCCTCCTACTGGTGTAGCATACAAACCTCCTACAGTAACAGCACCACCCACTACAGCACCGCCAGTAACAACTACACCAGCACCAACTACAACTGTACCACGAACAACAGTTCCGGGAACTACATTACCCATAACAACTAGACCTGTTACCACTGTACCTCCTACTACATTACCTATTACAACTAGGCCAATAACTACAGCACCAATAACAACTAGACCAATAACAACAGCTCCCCTTACAACAATCCCCGGCACTACAAGAGCACCGGGTGTAACCCTATCTCCAGCAGAGCAAGCAGCAGCTATAGCTACAAGAACCGCTGCAACACAGACTAGCTCGCCTGTAACTTATTCAGCAACAGGTGTTCCTCAAGCTGCTGATGCTGCTCAGGTAGCAACAATTGCAACTATTGGTTCTACTGAAGCTCAAAAGATTGGCACAGACGAAAGAGCTGGAACTGTAGAAACTATTACAGGAACTACTCCTGCTGCTGCTACATTAGCAAGTGTTCCTACAACAACACCAGCAGTTACAATGTCAGCAACTACTGCTGCTACTCCTTTAAAAACTGAACTTGATAAAGTTTCTTCTGCAACTGGTACATTAACTGCAGATGCTACAGTTGCTGCTGAAGAATTGTGGACTACTGCTTTAACTGCTGCTAGAGAGAAAGTTCCACAGATAGATACTGCTCAAAAAGTGGCAGTTGTTCCAGAAAGAACTTTACTTACAGGTGAGACATTAGCGGGATCTGCCGTAGACATGACCAAGGTGGGTACAGAGCTTGCTAAGGCTGAAGCAGCACAAGGCACTGTCACTGAAGACATGACTGTACAGGGACAGCTTGCTAAACTAACTAGCAACTTTGATGCTACCAATCCTCCTCCTTGGGCGGCTGGTGCATTAAGAGCTGTGACAGCAGAGATGGCTGCTAGGGGCTTAGGTGCTTCTAGCTTGGCGGGTGCTGCTTTGGTACAGGCTGCTATGGAGAAAGCTTTACCAATTGCTTCTGCTGATGCTGCTATATATCAGCAATTTGCTTCACAGAACCTGTCTAACAAACAACAGATAGCTGTTCTTACAGCACAACAAAGAGCTACATTCTTAGGTCAAGAGTTTGATCAGAACTTTCAGACCCGTGTTATTAATGCTGCCCGTGTTTCTGAAATTGCCAACTTAAACTTCAATGCTAAACAACAGGTGGCTCTTGAGAATGCAAGGCTTGCTCAGTCTGTAGACTTAGCCAATCTCAGTAGCAGACAAGCTGCTTTCATGGCTGAGCTTGCACAGACAGCTACCCTTGAGACAGCTAGTTTAAATAACAGACAGCAAGCCGCTGTTGTTAATGCTCAGGCTGCTTTGCAGATTGACTTAACTAACATGTCTTATGAGCAGCAAACAACTGTTCTTAAGACACAGCTTACAGCACAGGCTATTTTGTCTGATGCTGCTGCTGATAATGCTGCTAAACAATTTAATGCTACCAGCACAAATCAAACAAATCAATTCTTTGCTACCTTGTCTTCACAAGTGAGTCAGTTTAATTCTGCACAGAGTAATGGTATGGAACAATTTAAAGTTGACCAAGCAAACTCTGTTAAGAAGTTTAATGCTGAAGTTACTAATCAAAGAGAACAATTCAATGCACAGCAACGATTGGTGATTGATCAGTCTAATGCTCAATGGCAGAGAGAAATTTCTACAGCTAACACAGCAGCTACTAATTTAATAAATCTACAGAATGCTCAGCTCTCACAGCAGATGTCCTTGACAGAATATAATAATGAGATACAGATGTATCGTGATGCTGTAACACATGCTTGGCAGTCTGCTGAGAATGATGCTAACAGGGCAACCACTCTTGCTGCTTCAGAGATTTCTGCTGCTGCTGCAATTCAAGGTGCAAATATTAAAGCAGATGGTGATAGCTCAGCAGCCATTGGTGCGTTTGTTGCCCGTGTTCTAATTGGATAATCTATGAAAAACTTTAAAAACTATTATAGTAAAGTGGATGGTATGGCAAGTGCTAAACTATCTAAACCAAAGAAAGATACTGGTAAAGGTTTGTTATCTAAAACATCTACAGAATCAGAGGTATCAACATCTTCTTCTAAAGATGTATTTGCTAAAGTAGCCAACTACATGGCAGCAATTAGAAAACAAAAAGAGGAGTTGATGAATGACAGATGATATCTTGTTTACTGCACCTATCCCCGGTCAATCATTAACGATTGAGCCGGGCAGTGGTCCTTGGGAACAGCCACCTCAGTATGTCACTATAGATGATGTAGCTTCTTTCTATTCTGATAAGCTGGATAATCCAGAAGCTATCTTTGAGTTGATGTCTTTGCTTGAAAAGGGTATACCCATTCTTACTATTGTTAATACAATGGTAAAGGCATCTATCATGAAGGGCTACCACACTGTTGATACAGGTTTCTTAGTGACACCAATCATTGTAGAGATTATTAAAACAATAGCAGATTTGAATGATGTTATGTACACAGTAACTGCTGAAGATGCAGGTAAGAAAAACACTGTAAACCCTGCAATCATTAAGCAATTGATTGATGAAGCAAAGAAAAAAGTAGAGAAGAATCCTGAAGCTATTGTAGAGCGTAAAGGTTTAATGGCTAAAGGAGTAGCATAATGGCATTTAGACTTAGTTCATTTCTTGGTGGTGCTGCTAAAGGTGCTACAGAATTAATTGAAGAGAGAGAGAAAGAGAATGCTCTTCAGATTAAAGACAGTATTAAAAACATGTACCACAACTATGCTGAGTACAGAAAAGAAACAGATAAGAAGAAGGAAGAGATTAGAGAAACAGTAGGTTCTCTTCGTTCCTTTAAATTTGCTGATGGTGCTTTAGATGAGAAGGAGCTTATTGCTCTTGCTTCTGATTTACCAACAGCTAAATCTATTGCTGAAGAATTTAGAAAGAATCCTGAGAAGCTTGAAGGACTGTCTAAGTCATTCATTAAAGCAGCAGGTAACATACCTGAGGGGATGACCTTCAATGACTATGTTAATCAATATGGCAAAGTGGCTAAGATGGATGCTACTGAGTTTGAACAAGCTGCTTCTAGCAAACAAGATGGCTTCTTGAATAAGCTGGTGTATGGTAATAATGTAACTAAGATTAGAAACGCTGCTGCTAAGTATGGTGTTAGTGCTGAAGAATTGTACAATGTTGGTGCAGCTAAAGGCTCTAAGTCATTCCCAGCACTTCTTGAAGTTGACTATGCTAAGCTCAAAGATAAACCAGACTTCAAGAAGATTGAGTCTGATGCACAAGTTGCTATGCTCACTGCTAGACAATCTGGTACAGAAGATGAACAAGCTAAAGCTGCTGCTAACTTAGGTCACATTGTATTCATTAAAGATTTTGGCGAAAAGAAAGATAAGACACAGAATATAATTGAAGCTGAGTATGCTAACAAAGTTATCAAGCTACAAAAAGAAGGTAAGCCTAAGGAAGCTGCTGAAATGGAAGCTGAACTTAAAAGATGGCAGAAGCTTGTGGCTAATCCTGCTACTACGAATGTTAAGACAGATGCTGATAAGATTTCTCAGGCCAACCTTATTGTTGCTGCTTCTAAAACAATGGAGTCTACGCTTAAGAACTACCTACCACCCGGTAGCTTTATTACAACAACTAATTTTGATGGTACAACTAACATTGAAATTAAAGACTTAGCCTCCTCAGACAAGGCAGCTAAAGGCCAGTCTGCTGGTAGAGAAGTGTTGATTAAAGAGATGACTATCAACGGTAAACCTAAATCTGAGATGCATAAAAATGCATTAATGACTGCTGGTGTTCAGTTTGATAAAGATGGCAATGCTGTTAATCCTAAAGTTAACTATGGTGGTGGAGGTGAAACACCCGCACCCGCTGCAAGTAGCCCTCGTTTAGGTGGTCCTAGACCAGCCCCTGCACCAGCAGCTCCTGCCCCTAGAGAAGCTCCAGCATTAGCACCACAAGCAAGGATGCCTAGTTACGATCCAGCTACAAAAACATGGAAATAACTAATGGCACAGATTATTGATGTAAAAGGATATGGCCCTGTAGAGTTTCCAGATGGAATGTCTCAAGAGGATATGTTTGCAGCTTTACAAAAGCTTCCACCACGCCCATCTGCACCTACACAACAAACACAAACCACTACACCAGAAGCTCTTCCTCTTACGCCACAGCAAAGGGAGAGGATAGCTGCTGCTGAGACAGCAGACGTATCTAAGCCAGCTTTCATTGCTCCTAAGCAAAGAGCTGTAGCATTACAGGAAAGAGCAGTTAAAGTTAAAGCAGATGAAGCTGCTCAATATGCATACAAAGATCTGTATACAAACCCAGAGTTGTTAAATAAATTAACAGCTTATGGTGGTGCTCGTCTTGGTAAGAATGGTCTTCCTAAAGATAAAGAAACTCCACAGCAATATATTGATAGGGTTGTTAGTCACATAAGAAGCGTCACTGAAGATCCCAATCCTATTCGTGTTACAGCAGAACAAGAATGGATTAACAATTCAAAACCTGAAGATGTTGTTAAAGCAGGTGAAGCTTATGACATTCTTCAGAACACAGCTTCCTTCTTAGATCCAAGAGGCCAAGCTCCTTTATCAGCATTGAAAGACTATGCTGGATTAATGCTATCCAATCCCCTTACATATGCCAGCTTAGGTGTAGGTAAGGTGGCTGTAAATATTGTAGGTAAAGAAGCTGCTAAGTATGGTATTAAGAAGGCATTAACAACTAAGATTGGTGCTACTGCTGCAGCATCACCATTATTATTTGAAGGTGCTAGTGGAACTACCACCAATGTCTTTAAACAGAAAAGAGAACTGGCTGTGGCTGATGCCACTGTGAGAGAGATGGAAAAGATTCTTCCATCGTTGTCTGAAGAAGATCAAAACAAACTACTTCCTAAACTAGAAGCAGAAAAAGCTAAGGTAGATAAAGGTATTAGTGTTTCAGAAGCCTTAACAATGGGAGCTATTCAAGCTCCTTTTGGTTTGTTAGAAACTGCTCCTCTTTTACTTGCTGCTACAAAAGGTACAAAGTTTCTTAAGGGTGACAACTTAACACTTAAAGATTTAACTGATGCCAGAAAGCAACAACTAGCAACATCTAAGAAACCAGCCACATTAACTGGTGATGAAGCTGCTGACAATGTGTCTGTCACTACAACAAACATCTATGATGGTGGTGATTTGTTAGACATGCAAGGATCACCTACCAGCATTGCACAGATGCAGGTTAAGAATTCCATTGATAAGCAAGCCGATCTTATTGCTGCTTCCATTTGGAAACAGATACCAGAGTATGCTCCTAAAGCAGGAGAGAAAACATTTGAAGCTGTTCAAAGAACATTAGATAGTTTTGATAAGCTGCCTGACAATGTCATTAAACAATCTATGGCAGATGCTGGTACTGACTTGCCTAATTTTATGACAAGGCTTTCGGCTGCTGGTTTAGATGAAGATGCCTTGAAGAAATTCTCTTCTATGTATGGAGTATCTACTAGTGATGCTGCTCGTACATTGCAAAGCAAGTCTGTTATTAGCAGAATGCTTAACAAGATGAAAGAGGTAGATCCAGAAGCATCTAAAGCAGTTGATGCTTTGTTTGGTAAGAAAGATCCAGTGGCTGGTCCAATGATGACCTTCAAAGGATGGATTGACAAGGCTGATAGAAACATGATTACAGCCATGACAACCAACATGAGTACAGTTATGCGTAATGCCTTTGGTGTTGGTACAAACTTAACTTATGGTGCAGCAGAGGAAGGTCTTGAGTCTCTCATCTTTAACACAGGAAGAAAGATAGCTGGAAAGATGCGGGGATCTCCTGTGGCTGGAGATATTGGTAAAGGATTTAATGGTGTTATTGATGACACTGTAAGTGGTTACTTTTATCTAGGACAGGGCGATCTATCAAGAGAGATAACAGAAGAAGCTCTCAAGAACAATCCAATGCTGATGAGCAAGATGTTGGCTACAGCAGAGGACATGAAGAACTCAGACCTCATAGCCCCTATCCGTATCTTAAATACACCTGCTGTGATAATGGATAACTATGTAAGAAGAGCTATCTTCTCAGCTTCTATTGATAACAACCTCAGAAAGACTGGTCTTAATTTAGTTGATCTAATTGCACAAGATAAGAACATTCCTATTGATGTACTGAGACAAGGTGTTGATGATGCCCTTACATTCACATTCAGTAAGACACCTACTGAAGGAATGGGCTTAGCCTTTGTTAAAGGTGTAGAAGCAGCAAGACCAATTAGTACAGCAGTATTTCCTTTTGCTCGTTTCTTAGTTAATGCTACACAGTGGACAGCTAAACATTACAACCCTTGGTATGCAGGTAAGGGTGCTGCTGAAGCCATTGAAGGTGTTAGACTTTTAAAGAATGGTGATGAAGCGGGTTCTCAACTACTATTGCAAGGCTCTGAAAGAATAGCACAGCAAGCTACAGGTATGGCTACTTTGTTAGCAGCTTATGCTTACAGAAAAGAAAATCAAGACAGTCCTTGGAATGTAATGAAGAGTGATGATGGAACTAATGTAGATATTAAATATCTATTTCCAATGAATGTCCCGTTTGCTTTGGCTGACTTCTATTACAAGATAGGTAATGGAACACCAGAAGACTTTAAAGCTATGGATTTGGTTGAAGCCCTTACTGGTTTTAAAGCTGTTGGCTCAACTTCAGAATCATTAGAAAGAATTAAAGAAGTTGCTTCTTCTATGGTATCTAGTGGGGGAGAACAAGAGACAGATCAGACAGCCCTTAACAAAGTGTCTAGGTCTGCAGGTGATTTAATTGGTGCTTGGCTTGGAAGAGCCACTGTTCCTCTCAATCAGATTAGTGACATCATCAGTGCATTTGATAGCAACGAAGCTTTGCCTAGAGACATATATGTTACTAAGCCAGAAGAAGATAGAACCTTCCTAACCGCTGTTGGCAAGAACATTCAAAAAGGTATCCCACTCTTGAAGCAAGCTTTGCCTGAGTATCAGCCAGCTACAAGAACAGAAGCAGCTTTCCGTGACACAGGACCATTGAAACAAATGACTGGCTTAGCTTTAGTGCCACCAAAGAATGCTATTGAAACTGAGATTGAAGCTAGAAATATTCCATTTAATAAAATCTTTTCTACCACTGGTGATAAGACAGTGGATGCTGAAGCTAGAAGCTTTATGGCTAACAACATTGATAAGTTTATAACTCCTATTATTAATATGGATGTGTATAAGAATGCTACCGATGAAGGTAAAACAATTCAATTGACAAATTCTTTATCAGCCCTTCAAAGTAACGCTAAGAAAGTAGCTAAAGCTCAATCAATTCAAAAGTTCTATAACATGGAGAAAGTTCCTCCTATTGAGCAGAAAGAATTTGAAGCTCTTCCTCCAAAATTACGCAGAGTAACTTTAGATTTTTATAAGCAAAACATAGGCAAGTCTTTTGAAAGCGATGATGACTTTAAGAAGTATGGAGTTGCTTTAAAACTGGCTGAAAATCTGAAGAAAAATGCTGTTGCTGTACAGAAACCAACAGAGAAAGCTACTGGTGGTGTTGTTGGTTATCAAGTTGGTGGCTTAGCTGCTAAACAAATAGCTAAAGAAGCTGGCTCTTCTGCTGTGATGAAGAGTTCAATGTCTTTGTTAAAAGAGATGCAGGATGCAGCAGCTAAGGCTGCAGTAAAAGAAGCACCAGCAGAAATAATTCCTACACCAGTAGTTAAAGAAGCTGTTGCTAAGAAGCCTTTTGTTAAGAGCAAGGCTAGTCCTGCTGTGTCTGAGCCTAAGCCAGTGGATGCTGAGATGGAGAAGCTGGTATCAGAAGCTGAAGCTTCCTTCACTCCACCACCTAAGATGGAGCCAGAGGTAGTTCCAGAAATTAAGACAGAGCTCCCAATGGAAGCCCCTTCTATTTACACTAC